TTGCCAAAGACATATCAAAATACTACGACGATCTTATAAGTTCCGTACAATACTACAACTTGTTGGGTCTTGGAACACATACAGTTAACGACAAACAAGTAACAGTTGACATGTATGACCTCAAGAAAAAACTATGGCTTTGTTTGAATAGTGTTAACGCTCTTGAAGGAATTCGCTTCTATGTTAGCTTTGCCTGTTCATGGGCATTTGCAGAACTAAAGAAGATGGAAGGCAATGCCAAGATCATCAAACTGATTGCACGAGATGAAAATGTACACTTAGGGTCCACGCAAACCCTACTAAAATTGCTACCTCAGGATGATCCCGATTACATTCGCATCAAAGAAGAAACTCGTGCCGAATGTGAAGCAATGTTCTTATCAGCAGCAGCACAGGAAAAAGCCTGGGCACACTATTTGTTTAAAGATGGCAGCATGATTGGTCTCAATGAACAACTGTTGAGTCAGTATGTTGATTGGCTGACTTGCAAACGCATGACAGCCGTAGGATTGAATTGTGGTATGAAGCCGGGATCGAACCCTTTACCATGGACTGCCAAATGGATTGCTGGTGCCGAAGTACAAGTGGCTCCACAAGAAACCGAAATTTCCAGTTATGTCATCGGCGGCACAAAACAGGATGTGGATAACAACACCTTCAAAGGATTCAGCCTTTGACAGCAAGGGCAGTATTTGTTGGTGGTTATAGAATGGGTCATGCATTAATGGCCTTTCAATTTGATCATTTCCTTGAAGGATTAGATCTTACTTATATTGTGACCAATATCGCAGAAAAGCATTACCGTGCAGCACTATCCAAGTACAATCTTGACCCTAATAGATTTCAATATGTTAATGATCAGGAACTAATTGATCGGTATCCTCAAATTTTAAATTGGGATCAGCCGGGTGACTACCGAGGTACATGGTTAAGACAACAAGCACTAAAAATTGCAAGTCTTGATTATTTTGATTTTGAAACCATTCTTATACAAGATCCAGACACATTTGCTGTACAACCTTATCGCTGCTTTGATGGATTAGTGCCAAACTTTTTTATTTTACCACGCATAACTCAAAGTAATGGATACTATTGGGCAATTGAAAAAGGATTAGGCATCAAAAGACAAACAAAAGACTGTTTTGTAAGTGAATTTATGCCTTTCTTGAAACAAGATTGGTATAGTATGCGAGAACTGTTAGAAACAAAACATAATAAACATTTCTTAGATGGCATTATTGACAATTGCCAGAGAGAAAGTGGTACCAATTTAATTTGGTTCAGCGAATACGAATACCTCGCCAATTATGTTTTGACATGCAGACCAATCAACACAACTGTCCAGAAACGCTTTGAAATACGAAAACTGTCGGACATAGAACAACTTAATTCTCATGATTACAACTGTTATGTTGATGCGTGTCCAAGTCTTGATGACAGTATTATGTATGAATTTACAACTGATACAGTGGTTGATTTTGACAAAATATATCATAGTATTGCATCAAGGATATGAAACAGTTTAAATATAAGATATTTACTTTCTTACCTCCTCGTGGAGCTATTGATGTTATTCCAGACTGGCAGGGAGAAGATTATCCGCAATTTCAAATCACAGATAATTTACAAGAATGTTTGGACCAACCATATCGTGTGGCCGCTGTTCCGGCTATGTTTAATCAACCTGGTGGTTATGCTTACAACAAAGAATTATGTGACATAGATTGGTCAAAGTTTGATCTTGTAATTTTATCAGATATTGAATACACTGATAATGATCTAATATTAAATTACTGTATCAAACGAAGCGGTATAAAAAATTATTTGATAGCACTTGGCGGTATCAAAGACGATGTTGTAGATAGCAATTTTATTTACAGACCATGGTGGATGTTTCAACATATGCGGCTAAATCAATATCAAGAGGTAGGACACGAAAATAAATTGTACAAATTTGATGCCTTACTTGGTGCAAGAAAAGCGCACAGATCTTATGTAATGGCAAGATTCCAAAACAATCAAGAACTATTGGATAACTCTATTGTAACTTACCGAGATATATTCCATGGACCGGGAGATAATTGGATATCAGATTTAGATCCTGGCAGGAATAATTCTATTATAAAAGAAGCCAACGATATTGCTAATAATAAAATTGCTTGGCCATATGTGTCACCAAACATGAATCCTGACTGGGAAGTGGCCAAACAGTTGTATAGAGAAATCAGCGAAATAACTCCCTGGAATATTTACAAGCACACATGGTTTAGCATATGCTGTGAAACTTTATATTCCAATCCTGCACCTACTGCTAAAGATAGGCCAGGTCCGCATTTTATTACTGAAAAAACTACCAAGTTACTTTTAGCAAAACGTCTGTTTGTAATGTTTGGCCCCATGCACACACTCAAGTTTCTAAAAAGTCTTGGATTTCAGACCTTTGAATCAGTAATAGATGAAAGTTACGATGATTGTGACAATGCTTTAGAGAGATTTAAACGTGCATTTGATCAAGTGGAATATCTTGCTTCTTTATCACCTGCTTGTGTTTTAGAGATGACCAAAGATATTAGAGAACACAATCATAATCATTTGTATACATATAGAAAACAAATCAAGAACAAAATGCACCAAATGATACTTGATAAAATACCCGAGCAACATAAATTTGATTAAATACAGAATTACAATTAAAATATATCATGATTACAATTTATTCTAAAAACAATTGTCCTTTTTGTGACAGAGCAAAACAATTATTAGAAAGCAAGGCAGTTCCTTTTAACGAAATTAACATCGAGAACGATGCAGAATCGAGGCAGATGTTGTTAGATAAAGGCCTAAGAAGTGTACCACAAATATTTCACGGTTATGAATTAATCCCTGGAGGATTTAATGGTTTACAAAAACAATCAGCAGACTTTTTTGAAAAGGTAAAAAATGTTAGTAACTAAAGGTTATCAAGCAGGCGACATTGTGAGTTTTAAATTGATCACAGGCGACGAAGTGGTCGCTAAAGTGGTTGATGCCGGCACACTGGGTTTTGAAGTGTCTAAACCTTGCACAGTCATGCCCGGAGCACAAGGCATTGGGTTGATTCAAAGTTTATTTACTGCCGATGCAGATGTAAATGTTGTTTTAAATAAAGATCATGTGATCATGCATGCGCCAGCAATAGACGCTATGCAAAAACACTATATCAAAACTACAACAGGCATAGAACCTGTCACAAGAGGCAGCATAGTTGTATGACGCACAAATTCGTAATCATGGTAAATGGTCAACTTAACACTTACTCTAATTACGAGGATATTCCCGACAAGTTTGATCATGTGATTGAGTTTCGCCCAGAAATTTCAGCAGGTCCACATACCGAGGACGAACATGAACAAATTGCCACGTGGAACGATAAATTGCAACTATTGATACAAAAGGAGACTGCGAGATTTGGCAACAATTAGTCCAACAGTGCTTACTGCTGTAGATTTTAATCAAACGTTCAGTCAAACAGTAAACGTTAACCCTGGCATGCTTGAAACTATCACGTCGGTGACTGCAACACTGGTTGGAGCTCCATTGGAACCTAATATCAGTATAAGTGTAAATGCCAATGTGGTCACAATCAGCGGCAAATATATGGCCACCTTTACGGATGAGTTCAGTTACCTGGAACCAGGTGCAACAGGAGTGGGTTTGACACCCACAGTAGTCACTGGACTGTTTAATATGCCACCTGATAAAAATCTATTCAAATTGGATCAAGACAGCCGACAATCTGAAACCAGAACCTACAATATTGTGGTCAACAGTTCCAGTGGATCAAACACCATTCCAATTACGCAATTGGTCTTAAATACATTAGAAACCATGAGATTGTTTATGGATACATACAATTATAAAGCGAGTTAAACTATGCCGGCAGTGACACGAATTGGAGACGCAGATGTAACCCATTGTTCCGACATGGTGAGAGCACAAGGGTCGTCTGATGTATTTGTTAATAACATACCTGTGAGCAGACAAGGAGATGTAAACACTGTTCATTTGGTGCCGGGTAGCCCATGTCCATCCCATGCAGCGGCCATTACAATAGGATCAACTACAGTATTTGTAAATGGAAAAGGTATTGGAAGAGTAGGTGATGCTATCACAGGTTGTACCTCTGTAGCACAAGGATCACCAGATTTTTTTTCTGGGCCTTGAACCATAAACTGCCCATTTAACTTGTAAAAAACCAATAAAATTGTTATAATATACCTTTATTATGGGGTTATAGCAGTTGTTTTCTTCAAAATATCAACGTTATATAAAACTACAACCTTATAAAGGAGGAAAAAAGATGAGACAACATTTGCCTAACATAGCAAAATTTGTATCAATCGTTTTTGGTATGTGGCTTGCTACATACACCTTGGTAGAGGTCACCAAAAACAAATTTGAATCACTCAAGGCCGAAAAGGCCGAGATGGCTGCTGTGCATCCGGTAACTGGAGAAGAAAGATCTCGCCAGCTACGATGCCTTACGCAGAACATTTATTGGGAAGCCGCCAGCGAACCATTTGAAGGTAAAGTCGCTGTGGCTCAAGTAACAATCAATCGCGCTAATAGTAGCCAGTTTCCCAATGATATCTGTGCAGTCGTATATCAGAAAAATGTATTCTACTCACGAGTAGTTTGCCAGTTCTCTTGGTACTGCGATGGTACTCACAGAGTACGTCCTGTTTATCAACCCTTGTACAACGAAAGTGCAGAAGTTGCTAAAAAAGTATTACTGGAAAATTTTAGACTACCCAGTCTCAAAAATGCAATGTATTATCATGCTGACTATGTTCAACCAGGGTGGGGTAAAAAACCCATTGCCAAAATTGGGCGCCATATCTTTTATGGTAGTTAAGCAGGATAGTGTAAATGCCAATTTTAACTTCAACAACAAAATCTAAAACAATGGAAACTTCAAATAAAACTGATTCGAAAAAAATTGATTTTGATCGCGTTAAGCAAAGTGTGGTAGAGTTCTTCTCTACCCACTTTAGCAAAATCTCCGCAGAAACAATGGGATGGTTGGCGGCTATTGCTTTACATGCTGCCACTGTACCTACTTTACTTGCATTACTAACCGGACTAACAGATTCTACACCAAGTGTGGATGTTATTTTGTTTATGTGGTTAGGACTTGTGTTACTTTTTGGTCGAGCTGTAATTCTAAAAGATTTACTCAATATCGTAACAATTGGGCTGGGTTTTGTAATCCAGGCTGTACTAATGGCCTTGATCCTGTTCAAATAATCCATAAATACTCGTAGAACAGGAGGCAGCGATGACCAAACGTGCCGAAATTGAAATCGAAGAAGTAGCATACAGCATAGAAGACGAAATTGGAGAAGAAGACTACGGTTTCGTCTTTGATGCAGACGGTAATTTAAAGTTTGCATTTATTCCTGAAATCGTTCCTGACAAACCACCTAAAAACATCACCAAAATAATGAAGATCTTGGGTGTTATTGATTTAGCACAATTCCACGAAGACTTAACAATTCATTAACATTTTGTTCGCTTGACCAAAAAGATCCTTTTTGCTATACTAAGAGCATGAAAAAGGACATGACATTTTATCTTAAGTGGCTTGCAACTTTAGTAACAATTGCAGGAGCCATTTGCACTTCTATTAACCTTTACCCATTGGGCCCGGCCCTGCTTAACTTTGGCGCCTTACTGTGGCTCATTGTTGCAATAAAATGGCGAGAGTGGAGTCTTATTGTTATAAATGCAACACTTCTTGCAATTTATACAATAGGACTTGTTATTAAATTGTTATGATTTGGATAGTTATAATTTTTGCAATACTGGCTATTTGGGCTTACTTTGCCCACAACGACGACAACAATCATTACTAAAATAGCAACAGATCTTTTGGTAGACCAAAAATACCCATTTCTGTATAATATAGGTATAGTAACTAATAAGGAGCGTAACAAATGAGAACAGCATTCGAAGGTCTTACTACTCAAGAAATCCGCCAAGTTTCAATGTACGGTTGCACCGAAGCGCAGATGCGCGAAGCAGTAGAGAGCAGCAGCACTTTCAAGTTCAGCGGCCCTGCAATGATCGCTGCCAGTATGATGAGCGATGCACAAGAAATGATTAGCACCGAATACGGTGAAGTTGATTTCAACCGTGCCGAAGATGCACGCCAACAGCTGAATCGTGCCAAGTGGGTTCTGTTCACTTATGTTATGGACAAGGAGTAATTGTATGGCTGACCAAACTTTGCTTGATGTATTGTACAACGAGCTGATCAATCTTGACGAGATGGCCGGATGTTTTGACGAGATGACAAATATTGCCATAGACTTTCAGCGAGAGAAACTTTTTAAACAGATCAGAGAGTTGGAGGCAGCATGATGCTTGACCGTAAAGTAAATTTTATTACCAAAACCGACGGTCGAGGCTACTGGTCTAACACAGTCAAGACCGTACCAATCAATCGTGTGCGTTTGGCCTACATTGATGAAGACGGCACATTTGGTGAGCTCAGGGCATACTTTGATACTAAAGAATGGGACGTTGATGCAGATGGTCTAATTTACACTGACATGATGTGGAAGCACAGTTTCCTGACTTGCATGGAAAATGTCATGGGATTCAGCCCGGACGCTATCCTTGATGTTAGTTACAGCGAGATGGGCATGCAAGGTGAAAATTATGTGAGCATGGACGTAGGCGCACAGTTTCTATTAGAGTGCAATGCACTGTATCGATTCACAGTACACAAAGAAGCAGTAAATAGCTAATCATGAAAAAGATTGTAAAAATACCGTATCAAAAGACTCGAGCACATCGTGTGTTGTTCGAAGCTGGCTCACCATTCAAGAGCCGTACGGTAGAAAACAAACGGCAGTTCAAACGACAACCCAAGCATCGCAAGCAGGAGGCAGCATGACCGCAGGCTGGATCTTGATTATTGCATTGCATACCACCAGTGGTCAATTTGTTGACAAGTTTGAACTTGGGCCTTTTGCTACCAAGAAAGCCTGTATGGCTACTAAAATTTCTGGACTTAATCAGTTCAAGAAAAATAAAGTGTGTGTCACAGTAGCCCACTGGGAAGGACGTGATATTGATTCTGGTGTAGCACCCGACTAAGGAGATCAAAATGGAACCCAAAGACTTTAGTAATACTTTTAACCGAGCGCGACAAGAAATACGTTATGCTCAAGGGTTAGGACGCAAGCGTCAGATTATCAATCGACAACTTGAGGAACTGCATTCTATACATATGGAAATGATAGAAGGTGCAGTGCAGGCAAAAGAAGCTCAAGGTTTTCCGGAAGCTAATCAACTTATTGATCATATTAGGGCACTGTAATGGATATTGATAAATTGGTAGATAATATTCTCGAAGATCGTATTGCTATTACAGATCTGGATATTCCGCAAATGGAAGCTGTGATTGATTTCATGCGCGAGCACGTAGCTAACATCGACAATGATGAGTATAGAGAAGCACTAATGTGTCTGGTTGATGCAATAGAAATTTCAGCCGAAAACAGATTTGTTAACGAAGCAGCAGGTGCCTGGGACGAAACCATTGAAGCCAGTGTTGCCCGCGGCAATAGCTATTTTGAACTTGAAAATTATGTAGTACAGTAGTATGTGGTGCTCCTTAGGCAGTATTTTAACCCGCTTCGGCGGGTTTCTTTTTGCTAAATACTCTTATGAAGATCACAGATATTATCCGCAGCGTATTAGATGTTATAGATAATGCAGAAGCTCCTGCAGAACCTGCTCTGGCCATTACCGTACAAGTTGATCCTGAACAAGAAATGCAGGACATGCAGCGTTTGGCTGGAATTTTAGATCTCGAAGATGCAGAATTTGCCAACGAACCAAACACTATTGTAGCACCAATGGGTGCTGCTTTCCCAGCCGGGGATGATGTACATCACAGCAAAAACCCTGCAGACATTAGAACTAATGCACCCAGCATGTTTCCCGGATATCAGGCAAGGATGTAACCGTGGCTAATATTACAATCACAGTTCAGAGTTTACTTAATACAGCAGTATATAATAGCTATACCATTGACAATGGTCAAACCATTGACCAGCTTAAAACAGCCGTCAATTCAGCGCGAGGTTTTAATAGTAGTTGGTATAATATAGTTCTAAATGAACATGTGGTATCGGGATCAGCTACCTTGGCAAGTTTGGGCATTGTGTCTGGGACCAGGCTCAGAACAGCAAATGTCATTGATAGGTTAGCTACAAAAGAATTACGACAAAAAGCCAAATTAGACTTATCGGAACTTGACCGAACAGCAGACGGTAATCCAAGATCAACTTATGATATAACAGAGTTGCCCACACAATACAGCGGCAATAACATTGTTGATAATCCACAACCCAACGGATTGATTTTGGGAAGACCTTGGATATAATTTATGGCCTATGTTAAACCCAGCGCCGGCCGAGGCGATCGAAGACAAAATACTACCAACTACGAGCACCCACAAGAAACTAATCTATTAGATCTCCATCGTGCCATGGAGTATGACCTTGCAGGCAAACCTATAATTCGTGTAATCTCCAAATTGGCAGGTCCCGAAGTTGCAGGGCAAGTTACTGCATTTGGCGAACCTTTAGCTATATCGCCTACTGCTGTTATTCAGTTAGATGCTATCTACGGAACCACAACAGATGTAATACAAACATACACCAGTGGCACAGGATCGTCAGCTGGATCAAACGCACAGATATTTAGAGTACAATCTGGTACCACACAAGGTGGCTATGGCGTATTACGATCAAAACGATTCATGCGATATCGCCCGGGACAGGGTGTGGTCACAAGATTTACCGCAGCCTTTACACAGGGTGTAGCAGGTAGCCTACAGTTTGCCGGCTTGGCCAATCAAGAAAACAGATTGATATTTGGGTTTGATGGAGATAGATTTGGCATTTGTCGTAGCACTGGTGGCAAAGCCACTATCTTGTTAATGACCATGACTGTGGCTCCCAATGCCACACAAACTGCCACCATTACCTTGAACGGTGTGGCCTACACAGTGGTATTAAGCAACACCACTGCTGAAGTTGCCATACAGACCATTACCAATCGTGCGGGCGGATACGGCGGATGGTTATTCCAACAAACAGACGGGGCTATGTTGTGGTTGGCACCAACACTGGGACCAATGACGGGTACTTTCAGTTTTACCAGCACCGGTAATGCACAAGCCACCTTTGAAGTCAAACAAGCAGGTATAGCACAGACCGACTACTGGACCTATCAAGAAGATTGGAATGTGGACCGATTGGATGGCAGCAACACCATTGCTACCAACCCCAGCGGCATGTTGCTTGATCCTACCAAATTGAATGTGTATCAAATCAACATGCGATGGTTGGGAGTAGGAGCCATCAGTTACGCAATAGAAGATCAAGCATCGGGAACACTGATCTATGTGCATAGAGAACACTATACTAACCAATATACCGTTCCGCATATTGATAACCCCAGCTTTAAAATTACCTATGCCGCAGTCAACACTACCAACGCCACCAATCTTGCAGTGATTGGTGCCAGCATGTATGGTGCAATAGAAGGCACCATAAATCAAAATGAGTTGACTCGTAGCAAAAACACCAGTAAATCAAATTTGGCACAAAACCAAGTGCATCACTGCTTGACTATCAAAAACAGTGTGGTCACCAATGGCCTGGCCGGAGCCAACAATGGCAATTATGTTATCAATGCCAAAGAAGCCATCGTCAAACAGTTGAGTTTTAGTATACAAGGACAGGATCCAGCTGATGTGTATCTATTTTTTGACCCCACCAGTTTGTCAGCGCCACACTTGTACAACAATATCAACTACAACAATGAAGTGTTTAGCACTGTCACAGGCACATTCAATCTTGCCATAGATACTGCTATTTGGTCCGGCATTGTGGGTATCAATGGCACAATCAATATTGATCTCAGTGCTTATCGTATTACCATACCACCCGGTAGTCAAGTCAGCATTGCTGTAGAAAGTACCGGGTCAATAAGTCGCATGGACTGTTCGCTAACTTGGTCAGAAGATTAAACCAAAACAGTTGACATACTTCTCTTAGTATACTATACTCAACACACAATTCTATAAATACACGCTATGTTATTTGGATCACTAATCATGTTGGTGGCCATTACCATTTCGGCAATTGCTGCTTGGTATTCGGTCGCTGGTCTTACTGCCATATTCAGTGCAGCAGTCATCCCTGTTATCATCATGGGAGGCGCACTGGAAGCCGGTAAATTGGTTGCCACGGTTTGGCTACACAACAATTGGCGTAGAGCCGGTTGGGCATTTAAAACATATCTGATTCCTGCCATTGTGTTTCTCATGCTGTTGACCAGTATGGGTATATTTGGTTTCTTGAGCAAGGCACATTCGGATCAAAGCCTGGTAACCGGTGATGCCACCAGCCGGGTTGCCATCTATGATGAAAAGATTGCCACCGAACGAGAAAACATAGCACAAGCAAAGAAGGCACTTGAGCAAATGAATGCACAAGTAGATCAAATGCTTGGTAGAACAGATACAGAGCGTGGAACAGAGAGAGCAGTTGTTATTCGTAAACAACAGGCCAAAGAACGAGCCGCGTTACAAACAGAAATTGCAAAAAGTCAAAAAAACATACAACAGTTACAGGCTGAACGAGCACCATTTGCTGCTGAAGCCAGAAAAGTAGAGGCCGAAGTAGGACCAATAAAATATATTGCTGCTCTTATATACGGCGACAATCCTGACCAAAACGTTCTTGAGCGGGCTGTACGTTGGGTTATTATTCTTATTGTTGTTGTATTTGATCCATTGGCTCTAACACTTATTCTTGCTGCCAACAAACAGTTCGAATGGGCAAGAGCCGGTAAGGGTGGTTGGGTACATGATGAGGAAGAAAAAACGGTTTCAGCAGTTACCGCGACAGAAGAACCAAAAGAAGAGTCGCCACCTCAACCTGATTATCCGGCCGATGATGGACCTCTCACCGAGGATCAATTGAAACAAATTCAAACTACTGTAGATTGTGGCAACTGTCCTAAGTGTGAAACAAAACTAACATACGCACCAGGTATTGGTCCATTCTGTCCCAACAAACAATGTGATGTTGTAGACGGGATCAACACAGTTGGTAGTACTGAGGAATTTTTTGAACAAGCACATTTTGCAGCACAAACAGCAGACATGTTAGATGAACAGCAACGTGCCGAGTATGCCAACCAAGAAATAAGCAAGATTGAACCCGAACATGATCTTGATATACCGGTACTGGAAAATGAAGAAATGTGGGCCAGTAGGGTAATAGACGAACAGGCAAAAGGTCTGCTCGAGCCGCCGCCTTCACCGCCGAATGTACCAATGGCCAAAATAGAGCCCGAGCCTGCCACACCTGCGGTTGATGAATTTAACACTCCGATACGTAGGGGAAATGACTACGCAGTAAGATACAAGGGCAAAGTTTATAACCTGGATGCATTCAATAAACTGTATCCCAGCATGGCCATCAGCGCCGATAACGACAGATTAGAAGAAGCCAGCCAGTGTGGATTTGGAGATAGATTTCCTGAATCTCCCATGAAAGGCGATATGTTTATAAGAACAGACTATTTACCAGATCGCTTATTTAAATGGAATGGCACCAAGTGGATAGAAGTTGACAAAAACTCTACTGACAGCTATACTTACAATCAAGCCTATATACAGCATCTTATTAGCAAGCTCGAAGCAGGCGAATATGAAATTGAGGATTTGAGTGATGCTGAGCAGGCACAGGTAGAACAACAAATTGAAGAAATTTTAAAAACCAAACGTGTATAGTAACTTTATAACCCCTCCGGATTTTGTTGAAGATCAATTCCACACTGTGACTGTGGTCAATGCCACTGACCAGGAAGTTGAATTGTTAGGTCGTATGTGCAAAGGCAGCGACGATCAATTCAACATTTATCTTTACAAAGCAGCCATGAATGACTTGCCATGGTTAAAAAAGGCCGTGGATTTGAGTGATGCTGTGATAGTCAACACCGACGGCTTAGACAGTGTTCTCGAGGATCTGCTGGTTTTAGACAAAACACATTATTATGGCCAGCGTGACTTTTTGGTCAAAGCTCAGCAAGTGCAAAATGTGTTTCAGTATTTTGCTGTAAGATATCACGAACAAAATAAATAAATGATGTTTGATAAATCTAATAAAGTTACCGGTAACCGAGTTGTAGTTGTAAACGACAACGTTGAAAAAGCTCTACGCAAATTCAAAAAGAAAGTGGCCGAAAGCGGACTGCTGCAAGAATTGCGCGAGCGCGAACACTACGAAAAACCCACCACTGCACGTAAAAAGGCCAAAGGTGCAGCGCGACGCCGCTGGAAAAAACGTTTGGCTGACGAGCAGCTACCCAAAAAACTATTCTAATGTACGTGGAGTTTCGCTTGCCAATGGGTGCAGGCGGAGCAGCCGCGGGCACAGCTCTTGCTCAAATCAATATAGACATAGATAATTGGGTAAGGAACAACAATATAAAACACTGGAAATGTAAACTTCACAAGTACACATATAGATTGTGTTTGAGCGGTGCTGAAGATTACACACATTTTGCGTTGACCTGGGATCCTGAATATGCAGCATCACGAAATTTTGAATTTAAAAATCCAAAATAGTTGCAATCAATCACAAAATCGTGTATAAATATACATGTAGCGCCGACAGGGCTACACAGTCATACTTGCTTATTTGAAAGGAGAAAATTATGACACAATTCAGTATCAACACCCTTGACCTTCCACAACTATCTGCACAAATCCATCGTCATGCGATTGGTTTTGATCGCTTGTTTGACGAGTTAGGCCGTACCTGGGCTAACAGCGCCAAAGCAGAAAACTATCCTCCATACAACATCATTAAAGTTGATGAAAACAACTGGGCTATCCAAGTTGCAGTTGCCGGCTTTGGAGAGGATGAGTTAGACATTGAACGCAAGGACAATGTTTTATACATCAAGGGCGAGCGTAAAGCCAAAGACGAACAAGAGTATATCCACCGTGGTATCAGTGCTCGTACTTTCAATCGCTCATTTACTCTTAATGAAAATGTTGAAGTAAAAGGTGCCACAGTAATTAACGGCATCTTGGCAATCAGTCTTGAGCATATTGTTCCTGAAGAACAAAAGCCCAAAAAGATTGCAATCACTTTTGCTAAGTAATATAGTGTAATACAGTAGGAGCATCCTGCTCCTACTGAAATTTGAATACTACAATGAGTAAAGCCGAAACTATTAACAAACCTAAAATTGCAGTAAAACAAACTATCCAACCTCCAAGTTTGTTTAACGTTATCTATATGAACGATAATGTAACAACCATGGAATTTGTTATAGAAAGCTTGAAAAGTATTTTTCATCATGATGAAAATACTGCATATGAACTAACCAAAAAAATACACGAGGATGGTAGCAGTATAGTAAAAACTCTGCCATACGAAATTGCTGAGCAAAAAGGTGTCGAAGCAACCTTGTTGGCTCGTACAAATGGATTTCCTCTTTCAATTAAACTCGAACCAGCCAATTAATGATATTCAATAAAATTCGTGAGCTTAAGGACAAGGGACTTAAGATTGGGATTACTTTTTCGACTTTTGATTTATTTCACGCCGGACATGTGGCAATGTTGGCTGAGGCTAAGAATCACTGCGATTATCTTATCGCCGGGCTCCAGACAGACCCAACAATTGACCGTCCGGATACAAAAAATAGACCAGTCCAGAGTATTGTGGAAAGACAAATTCAACTGGCAGCATGCCGTTATGTTGATGAAGTTGTTGTTTACCAGACCGAACAAGATCTGATTGACATTATCTTGACTTTACCAATTGATGTGCGTATACTTGGTGTTGAATACGAAGGTAAACCATTTACTGGTGAAGAAGAAGGTTACAATAGAGGTATTGAGTTAGTATTCAACAAACGCGATCATTCTTTTAGTTCAAGCAGTTTACGACGTAGAGTAGCAGCAGCCGAAGCTGATCGAGCCCTAAGGAGTTAGCAATGGATATAATGCTTGACATAGAAACACTAAGCACTCGCCCATGGTCGGTTATTCTTACTTTGGGTGCAGTCAAATTCAGTCCTTGGGAGTCAGATGTTGACACAGAGTCTGGGTTGTATGTTCGTCCCGATGTGGATGAACAACTGAATATGAACAGGCATGTTCAAGATGAAACAGTGACCTGGTGGGGCACTCAACCCGACGAAGTCAGAGAAGAAGCTTTAGGCACCAATGGTCGAATCAGCATCAATGAAATGTTGGATCAATTGAATCGCTTCTTGGTTGGAGCAGACAACATTTGGTGCCAAGGTCCGGCATTTGATATTGTAATCTTAGAAGATTTATATAGACAAATGGGACGCCCAACTCCGTGGCAGTTTTGGCAAATCAGAGACAGTCGCACATTGTTTAGTGTACACGGTGATCCAAGAGAAAAAGGTCGTCATGGTGCTCATAACGCTTTAATAGATTGTTATTATCAGGCACGTGCCGTACAACAGATATACAAAGATGCAGGTATCAAAAAACGTACATATGAAAGCGTAACCAAATAATGGACATAATTTTTTCAAGGAAAGTAGCCGAGGAATTGTCGGAAAGATACACAGTCTTAGAGTTAGAACCACACATAGTAGAAGACAAAGTATTAGAAACATTTTGTGTTATTGAAAGCGATAAAATTCCTTTAAACGAAGTTACAATGTTAGAGCACTGGAAAAAACTACATAGAGAATTCGTACAGGCCAACAAAGAAAAAAATGGAAAGTTATGTAATGATCTTGCTGTATATCTAACAGGTAAGTTTGGTGGCGAATTAGATGAATTCTATGATATAGTTCGTAATCGTTATTTAGACCAACA